GGTTTTAAAGCCACACTAGCAATAACTTCTTTAGACCCGCTTGGCACGGGCACTATCCAAAATAAACTAGAAGACTTTTGTAAGTAAACATGCGGACTGCCTGTTCTATTTCTCCAGTCTGGATAGTTTAACTCTAGGCTACGCGGACTAATAGGGTCCATATCATTGCCATCGTGAGTCATATATAAAACTTGATGTACTTCTGTAGCAACTGGAATATCAAAATCATATTCATAAACACCCGCAGTAGTGTTGAATGGGTCCATATCTAGTATGTAAGCCTTTGATCTCTCGCAGAATTCTATAGTCGCAGCTCTGATGTGCTGTTCAACCAAAGCATCTGGGCATAAAGGTACGTAAGGTAGAATTTCTTTTACTAAGGAAGTATAAGTTGCCATCCTATCCTCCTCGCTGCATTAAAGATGGTGTTAACCCTTTATTAGATACTGCATCATTATTAGGGTCTAGTAATAATTGGGCTTGTCCGCCTGCACCAATGCTACTTAAAAATAACTGGTAGTGGTTGTTGGCTCTTTGTGCGTTGCCTGCGTACTCTGCGTCTTTCAGATAGGCCCTATATAACACGAAATCTACGATGGCATTGCCATACGTATCATCTATATCAATAGTACTGCTACCTGTGGTTAAATCTGTAGGGGATGCAGAGTAAACTATCTCTACGTACGCATTACCAGAAACACCCGGGTACACGTAAAACTTTCGTGGATCATCGTCATCAAAAATATAATTTTTAACAACAGTCCCATGCGCAGAAGACCCTGTTGCGGTAGGATCGTGCCAGTCGGGATCTTGTGCATTTAAAATGTCGCTATTTACCAACCTAATTGCTCTTTTCCCTGTCGCACTTGAGCCAGCTGCTGACATATTACGAACTACTTTTATTAAACGTAAACCAGATGTTGGTATGGTTTGTTCAGTTCCGGCAGCTAATTGGACATTAGCATGATCTGCAGACGCTGAAGGCCTAAAGTTAACAATTTCTCGTTGAGCGTCGTTAATGTAACGACGCAATTCAGCATCTGACCAACGAACACTAGTGGTATCTTGTAGGGTGTCTCTTATTCTAGCTAATAAGTTAGTCTCTGTTAGCGTGCCCACGGTTTACCTTGATATTAGTGTAGGCAGTCTTCTATTTCTGCAATAAGGTCTGCTTTTTTCTTACGTCTATCTAACTCAATGCCAATAGTACGGCCGTATTCCTCAAGCTCGATTTTACTCATGCCTTTAAGATTTGGCTTAGGCTCTTCTACTACGGCCGTTTCTTCTATTGAAACTTCTTCTTCAACGACGGGCTCTGGAACTTCTTCTACGTTTACATCAGGAACTCCGCCTTTAACTTCTGTACATCCCTCTTGTAAGCATAGTAAACCTAAGTCATCACCGACTTGTCTAGGTTCGTTTGCTTTTAAATGTATTACTGCGCCCCAGGTAGAGGCTATTGACTTATCTTCGTTTGATACTATCCACATAATTTTCTCCTAAATATGGGTGACTACTAATTAGCCACCCATAAAGAATAACACAATTAGTATGCTACATCTAATCTAATAACACCGAAGTCTTCAGACTGTCCTGTGACATCTGAATGATACTTAGGTTTCTGTAGACCAAATATCTTACCAATTGATATACCGTTTTGGTTGCCATAGTCGAAGGTGTCTTCTACTATTTCAGGAATACCAATGTCGGCCATAGCTAATGCTTGAGCACCGCAGAATAAACATGCAGAACCGTTAACATCAGCGTTAGCACCCCATTTGTACCCAGCAGCACCAGCATTTGATGATGTGCCAGTTGTAGCGCCCGTAGTGTTAAACACGTGTCTAAACTCGTGAATCATAACACCGTCAACCATTAGACTTGAAGAGCCTGAGAACAAGCTTGACTGAGGTCCTCTGATTCCAGCTTGTCTTACGTTAGCAAGAAAATCTGAATCAAGTTTAAGGTCAGCCATTACTTGTGGAGTTACGAAGAGATGGAACATCTCGTCATTACCCGCACCCCTTAGCCCTCTGATGTACTGATCTTTAGCATAAGCTTTTAGATCAACGATAGCGCTATAGCTTAGTTTGTCAGCTGCAACAGTTGCAGTAACATCACCGGCTACGATACCGTTTGTAGCATCAAATCTTCTATGTCTATTAGAAGTTGGAGCAGTTACATTACTTGAAAACTCTAAGTCATTTAGATTTTGACCTGAAGTTAATGATGCTCTTAGACCACCATTGTTCTTGAGGTTATATCCAATACCACTTAAAGTAAGGAACGCTAATTGGTCCATTCTGTCAGCCATTGCATAAGCAAGTGCATCTCTAGAATGTTCCCTGAAGTTTACAACTGATTTTTGATCAGCAAGACGACCCGAAAGTCTGTTTGCAAATCTTAATTGATCAATTGTTACGACGATGTCGAAAGCTCTTAGTGCCTCTTCATTACCTTCTAAGGTGTTGTCTCCAACAATACCGTCACCAGTCATATCGGCTAAAAGTGTTAATACAGCTCTAGCTCCTTTTTCTGATTGAGTAAGTTCAGATATTCTCTGAACCATAGCATTGGATCCGCTACCCGCGAATTGGTTAATAAAGGACATATTTCTTGCAACACGCCAAAAGTCACGAGACCAGATCGTTAATTGTTCACTGGTCAACGAAGCAAAGTTTGTATTTGCCATGATAATGTCTCCATTAATTAAAATTAACCAGTCGACTTATTGGAGCGACTATTTGTCCGTATACCCTTTGTCGTTGGGGTTACGTTATCGTTTTGATACGAGTTGCGAACCCGGCCAATTTTACGCCTTGTGCCGGCGAGTAACGATTTTTTATAGGATCGATCCTAGTAAGATATCGCTCTTACGTGCGAACTTATTTAATTTATACCACACTTTATCCGAAATCACCACGCATTCTTCTTAAAGTTTCTTCTGGCAATGCAGCAAATTCCTCTGTAGATAAAGCATTAACATCAACTTTTTTATCAGTTTTGTTTTTGCCTTTCATAGCAGGCGGTTGTTTTTCTGCAGCTTCTATCTTCTTGTTGGTGTTTGCAATTTTTTTCTTTTGCACTATTTCTTTTTGGACTGGGTCAGCTTTGTTTTCTTGGGTTTGCGGTTGTCCCATCAATAGATCCACTGCTTTTTGTAAAGCGTCTGCGCCTAAATACCCCTGTGTCATATAAGCATCTCTCAACTCTAACACTTCATTAGTTTTGTCTTGGTCAAAACTTGGGTCTGCTTGATTAAGGGTGGGGTGAAGAGCTTCTAATGCATTAGCTTTAGTTTGTAAATCAACCATTTCTTGATTTTGGTTAACTGTTTGGCCCATCTTAGTTTGCACTTCAAACATCATTTGTTGTTTTTCAGCGTCTCTTATTTCTTTTCTAAGTTGAGTGGCTTTTTCTGTTTCACCTTCCATCAAAAGATTTTGGTATTCAATTTCTTTAGCATCAAAATCAAACTCGGGTGCTTCTTTTACATCCTCTATTTTAGGAGCTAAAGCATCATCTAGTTTTTTCTGGAGGGCTTTCTGTTTAGCTAAAACTTCATCAAACCTAGACTTAGGAATCATCGGTTCTTTTTGAGCAAGTCCTCCCTCATCTGTTGTCTCAGGTTGTTGTGTATCTCCCTCATCTTCTGCCAATACTGTTTCTTCTCCTGTGTCTTCTGCGACTTCAGTTTCAGGTTCAGGTTCTTCCTCCTCTGTTTCCTCTTCAGGCTCTTCAGATGATTCTTCTTCAACCTCGACTTCATTGGTCTCCTCCTCTTGAGTTTCTTCGGTTTCTTCTTCGTCTTCCTCATCTTGAACGGGGTCGTCGAAATTTAAATCCACTTCGAATGGTTTTACTTCTTCTTCGGTCTTTGGATCTGATCCGGGCATCGTGCTTAACACGACATCGTCATTAGTTTCTGTTTCTGGATTCTTAGCCATTATTCAGTACCTCCTGTTTTGTCTAAGTTTTTAAGGGCTTCGACGGCCATCTTGGACGCCGCGGCTGTGTCACTTTGTTCCTTACGCATATCGTTTGTCAACGCTGACAATCTTTCACGTAAATTAAGTTCCTCACGTTTAGTTTGCAGTTTACTCTGTAACTCTACAATCTTCAACTGTGGCTCGCTTTCTATTTGATCTACTTTAGCAACATTTACAGCTGCCTGGGTTTGTAAGTTAGCAACCTCTGCTTCTAGCTTAGCAATCTCAAGCTGCGTGCTTCTGATCTGTGCTTCCATTTGGAACTTCTGCATTTGCACTTGTTGTTCTGATGGAGGACCAGTGCCTTGTATTTTTCTAATTCTATCGGCTATATCTGCCTTACGTGACAAGTGTGAGTACTCAACAATCATATCGTCGGGTATTGGCACTCCAACTTGACGTAAAGATATGGCTTCAGCAAACTGCATCTCATCGAAGTTATCTCTAGCGGGTGCGCTTGATACTACCACATCATACTCACCGAGTTGTAAGTCATTAATAACTAAACCTTCGGGTGTCATTTGATTTACACGTAACGGTACTCTAGGTTTATACGGATCCTCTTCATCTGTTATTTGTATAACCCGTTCTTCTGTATAAAAACCTTGCACTAAATGTAAAATTGACTCAGCTAAGTATTGTCTAGTCTTAGATAAATTAGTCAAAGGCACTTGCAATAGCATAGATCCTCTGTTTTGTTTAGCTTGTATAGCTACTCCAGATACTTCTGCGCTATCTTGACCTAACATAGCATCGGTAATACCACTTATTTGTTTAATGTTTGCCGCAGCTTTTTGGCCCAATCTATCTAAGCCAGTAGGTATTTGATTAGGTGGTATTTTTGCTGGGGGTGTAGAACCACGATTAAACTCTAGTACTAACCCAGTTTCTGCTCCATGTTCTTCTAAGTCGTCTGCAGTCATACCTGCAAGAGAACCATTCTCTACGATCCAACCACTGTTTGCAGTTGTGTTTACTATATGTAGTTCTTGAGAAGTGATCTTGTTGAGTTGTTCTTGTGGGGATAATAAGTTTCGTACCATACCGAATGGTTTACCGCGTCTAAAGTACGGAAAGTAAGGGACAATAGTAAAATTTCTGTAGGGGGACCAGTCGTCAAATAGTACAACTGTGTCAGCTGTTACAGTCCAACGTACTTTTCTAACTGTTTTATTTAAAATATCTAAACCGAAAGTATCAGCAAAATTTTCCCTTTTCTTCTTTGACCAATTATAAGGAACTTCCCGCATGTCACCTGTAACAGGATCTAAATAAAACATGCAATCTTTAAGTCTGTAATATTGTCTTTCTATAACCCTTATCGACCTAAGCATACGTGCGTTTTCAGGATCTGTTGGATATTGTTGTCCGTAATTATACTCTTCGGTGTCTCCATACCTTTCTTCTTCAAACTCCATAGAGTCTGCGCCCAAAGTTGTACCTGTCTCTGCTAGCATTCTTAATTTATCAGCTTGTTCTTGCCCATATATTTCTTCTATCTCATCAATGCTCATCCACTTAGTTTCAAATATCTCATTCCAAGTTCTTGGGTCGTAATGTTTTGCATCTGGATCTATAAGAATATCCAATGGGTCTTTAGCTTCGATTCTTACTTCGCCCATAACGTGATCAGAAAAATCTATTCGCACATCAAAGTAACCTCTGTCTTGGATCAACCCATCAGAGAACACTTGGTTCTCTATCCAATCTAACTTATTGTTGTCTGCTATCTGTTGGTAAACTTTTGTTAGAACGTCAGCAACATCTTGGTTGCCCCCGCCCCTAGGTTTAAATTGTATGTCTGCTTTTTTCGTGCTTTGTTCTCCAAGCACAGCATTAATTGTAGGAAGAATAGTGTTTATAGTTAGAGCAGGTCTGCCCTGATCATCGAGTTCTTGCATATCAAACTCATCCCATTGATCGCCGCGATAATACATATCGCATTTTTTAGCCATCTGTATATAGTCTTCGTGGCCATTGTCACGTGCACGCGAATAAGCATTCCATTGGTTTTTTGC